AGGTCGCCACATATGTGCTAATCCACGATCTTCTAATTCCCCACGAGTATTATCTATGTATCCTCGCATTATATCAAAGTTTTCTGCAATCTCATTTAGAAATTCAACTTGATCTGTATAGTTCCATCCATCAAGCCATGACTGATGAATCTGTTCTAAGACTTCTCCTCTACGCCTAAATATAACTAGGTGTGAAGGATGCCGTTTTTTACCTACATCAAAGCCCGCAAATAACTGTTCATCAATAGACTTTTTATACTTCTTACTTGCAGGATGATTTACTAATGTAGTGTCTTCACATTTCTCAATGTCTTCTGATTCAAAATATGCTTCGGTTGAAAAGTGTGGGATTAACAAAAACTCAGAAGCAAACGACTTAGGTCTTGCTTTTTGTTGTTGTAATAACCATTCTTCACTATATAACTCAGGCATTAAAACTCTGCGATTTGGAGCAGGGTCTAACGCTGGTAAATTTCTAGTCATAAATCTATCATCTTTTTGTAACTTTGTCAAGAGGTCACCCGGCATCATTGGCGTTCCTAACACAATTACAGGAATATCTTTTAATGGGATAAACATAGACTCCGTAAGAAAATGATCTTCTACTTTATTTATTTGGGCAGGATTAAGGGGATTTTCTGGATCACGTAATACGTCATCTGCAATTAAAGCCCCATTAACGTGCATTCCACGTTTGAATGAAAACAATCCTCCATGCATAATCTCTACAGGTTTTGCCCCAAGATGATATCTAAAAGAATAGTCTGCTTTTGGTGATCTATTTTTCAGCCAGTTCATTAAAATTGGATTACGATTAACTTCTTTATTTATCTCAGAAATATGATACTTTGCCATACCATCACTATAAGATAAATACAATACAGACATATCTCTTGTAGCCTGTAGTAATCTCCAAATACTAAAAGCGTGACCTAAAATTGTAGATTTAAAATGGAATCGTGGCAATACAGCACAATAATTTAAACCTTCTTGTAAACACCTTTCGATATCTTCAGCCACTACTCCAACATGCCAAGCCCTAAAGTATTCAGGATGATCGAATCCTTGTGACCAAATGTCTCTAAGAAACTCCCAAAAACTCCCGGTCTTAATTGTCTCATGTGTAGTTAAACCATCGGCAAGTAAATCAAACGCTTGCGAAAATGTAGTTACGTCTTCAGATTTTGCCATATTACTCCTGTTCCTGCACAATAGTTTTTAATCTTATCGCTACTTTTTTAATAATGTCTTGATCCTGTATTTCTTCGATCAATACGTTTAATACATCTTGTACAAATTGTAAGTTAATTAGTCCTTCCATTACAACTCGTTCCCCTCTAATACCTAAATCTAAAGCTTTAGCTGCGTCTGAAGCCCTATCAAAAGTTAATGTTGATAATTCATTAACAGCTTTCTGTCTCAATCTCTCATACTCATCTAAATGTTCGGTCTGCATTCTTGCGAACCTATGACTTTCACTTTCTTTAACTGCGGCAGTAGCATCAGATTTTACTAAGGCTTTTTGTCCTTTCCAATCATCTGATCTTGCCCATACATATATAGTAGGAGCCGCTACTTTAACTTTAAACTGTTTGGAGATAGTTGTAGCTATCTCCTTCGCAGAATGATCTCCTGTTAAATACATCTCTAAAGCTTTCAATTTAACCTTCTCAGGTAGCTTCTTAGGCATTAGAGATAGGCTCCCGGATCGTAATCAATTGTAGGTGCTTGTGAATCTAATGATCCTCCATACGGAGTACCATCTCCCTGTAACAATGATCCAAAATCTTTATGTCCTGTTTTACCATTATTTGCCGTATTATAACAATACGGTACATGTGTTCGTCCTCCTGATGTATCTCTAAAAGATTTAAATCGTACTACTATTTCATTTGGTCTAGTACAGACTGCATTCCAAACCATTTCATTTGGATAAAGAGGTTCAAAATTTGGGTTATCACTTATAGTTCCCCAAGTTTTTTGTAAGTCTTTTACTCGTTTATTCCAAAAACAGTCTGTATATTCACAATAGACCACTTTACCAAACTCTTTCTGTATATCTTCTTCCGTCATTCCTTCAGGAAGTTTATCTTCATATTCTATTTTTTCTGAATACTTTTCTGTAAACTGAATCCGTATATCCCCATCCATATTACCTCTATAACTATTAACCATTTCTTTCCTCCTGTTTGGCCCATAATGCTATACAAGCCGCATCTGCAAAATCTTGTTCGGGGAATACTTCTCCCCACTTTTCTATTGCATATTCTTTAATTTCTTTTTTGGAAGCATTTCCTTTTCCTACAACATCTTTTTTCCATTTAGTATTATCTACATAATCACATTTAATACCGTAGTGTTTACTTAAAAACCACACTAAACCTGTTACAGAAGCAATTGAAATAGTTGCTTTCGGATTTTGAATAAATATTGGAGCCTCTACACGGGCTATCAAGTCTCCATATGAATTTAGTGTATGTTTTATTGTACTAATATCAGCCCAAAAATCCTCACCAAATTTGCCGAATCTTGACAGAAAATCTTTTTCTTTTGATCCCCACTTCTGTTGCAAAATTATATTTTCATTTTCATCTATCCAGACAGCGTGTATCGCTTTACTGGAACAATCAACACCTAAATAAGCTATATTATCCATTTGATTTAAACTCCCCGTAGGTTCTTAAAGTAACTACACGAGAAACGGCATCATAAGCTGCTTTATAAGCATTTAATAATCCTTGTAATCTGGAGTGAATAGCTTCTTGTTCAATTACTTCTCGTCTTAATTCTTTTAATTGATCATATCTATCCATAACTGCCCCTCTAATCTCTTCTCGTGTCAATTTCTTTTTGCCTTCTGTCTCTCTTTCATCTGCTATTCTATAGATTGCTGTCGCATAACCCTCATTAAAGGCTGCTTCAATAGCATTAGATTTAGTTACAGCGTCTGAAACTTGCCCTTCTAAATATGCTTTGAAGCCACCATAAACTAACAAGTATTCTTCTAATTGTTTATTGTCACAGTTTAATAAATTTCCATACTCTAAACCAGAATCTTCTAAATTAGTTTTAAATTCTGGTACATTAAGAGTCTGTAGATACTGTGTTGACTTCCCTAATGCTTTCATCGGAGTCCATTGTGTCTCCCTGTTCTCCATAATCATATGTTACCTCCCTACAAGCACAATAAAATTCCCCCCCACAATTGCGAGGTACTTCATTGGACTTCATATTCTGTATCTTAATACATCTAGTTTTAATATTATCCCATATATCTATTGATTTTACAACCTTAAAAGCTTTTAATTTTTGATCATTCTTATTTTCATAAAGCACTATGCCCTGATCTACTCCAACTTCATTGATATTTAAATATATCTGTAATTGAATAAGGTGTTCAGGTTTAGGTTCTGCTTTTAAAAGTTTAAATCCCTTTTCATTAATTGATTTTAATTCCAATATAATTTTTTCATGCTCTTCATGTCTTAGTAAAAAGTCATATCTTCCTCTAACTGGTGGATATTCATTTCTAAGTGTTTGTTCTGAAGCTAACCAAATACCAGCTTTTGTAAAATATTTTTCCATTCGCTTTTCTAATGCTCCACCCACATCAAAAATACGCTGTGTTTGAGCAGATATTTGTTGGGTTAACAACAATCCGTGATAAGCAAAATAAAGGTATCTATCGCAAAGGTTACCCAACATGGAAGGGTAGAAAACTCCTGTTCCTCCGGGCCTCTGAGGATGTTCTATAGCCTTATCTATAGTCTTTAACAACCACTTATCTTGATTTGATACTCTTTGTGTAGGCTTTCGTTTTACAGGTTTTTTGGTGGTTCGTCCGCCAATCTGTTTAATGCCTGCCATATTATCTCCTTTATTTGAGCATATTGGGTATCCTTAATATGTAAAATGTGTTTTACTTGAGGGACACTCATTAATGCCATGTCTCTTTTTATATCTCGTTTTTTAAAATGTCCGTAAACTCCGTCAGCCTCTATAACCATACCTAGTTCAGCTACCCAAAAATCTACAATGAAGTTTAAAAAGTAATGTTGCTCATCATGACGCAAACCAAGTTCATCTAAAACTTTCCTAATTATAACTTCTTGCGGTGTATTATCTCTAGGAGGCAAGTTCATCTTGTAATGCTTTAAAGAGTTCTTCTTTATCAGTAAATAATTTGCGTACACCGTTTAATCCCATAGCCTTTTGATCTTTATATGTGTACCATGCCCCCGCTTGACTGATTAATTTATTTTGTATACCTTCTCGTATGTAACTTTCGACTACATCTATTCCTCCTTCTACTCTAAATGGTACGACTGCGGAATTCCAATTTTCTCCACCCACTTTACTTTTACGTAAACGGACTTCCATATCAAACCCCACATTCTGTGTACCTTCTTTAATCCACCCGCTTCTACGAACCTGTAAAAGGAAGTGGGCGAAAAACGATTGCGCTAATCCTCCCGGCATAGCATCTAAAGCTACAGGCCCCATACTAGAACGAACTTGGTTAATAGCAATAAATGCTGTACCGTTCTTTAGGTTAGGGAGTATACGAGGGAGAGAGGTGTTAACAAACCGTGCTTGCCAAGCCATCGGATTATATGAAAAGTCTTCGTCATGTACTGCTGTAGGAACAAGTCCCGCAATACTGTCTAAAACTATTACATCTACTCCCGCCCTCATTAATTCCCTAGTTGTGTCCATAGCTTCTTCACCATTAGTAGGTTGTGCTACTAAAACATTTGTGGCATCAATTCCACATTTGGTTACCCACTTTGAATCCCACGATAATTCCGTGTCTATCCATGCGGCTGTTCCTCCTTGTTTCTGAGCGTTAGCTACGACCTGAGATGCAAGATACGATTTACCGACATTGGTTGGGCCGTACAATAACGTCATCCTTTTCTTCGGGATACCACCACCAGTAAGATTATCAAGAGCAGGAATATTGAAAGGAATTCTTCCAAAAGAAAATTCATCACTATCACCTCTCATTAAATTCATATTTTTATCTTTGAGTAAATCGCTAATTACCTCTTCAGCTGTTAGTTTCATTCTTATTCCTCCTGTGAATAGCCTCTGCCCATGCGAAATATACGGCACAAGCCTGAACAATTTCTTCATACATATTTTTATCGTCCTTCTCCCAAATTGCTCGTGCTACTTCTCCATTCTCTTCGGTGGCAATAATGTTCCACCACGGATCAGAATGATGTGTTTGATCACCATACATAGTATCTTGTCGTTGGCGTTCTGCTAATACATCTTCTAATACCGCTGCTCTACTTAATTCGTTCTTTACTGTCATATTAACCCCCTGATTCGTTTAACATTTCATCAATTTTAGTATCTACTGACTCCCGCAGATATTTCCATACGTTATCAGCAGTTCGTTTTGAATCTTCTAACTGTTGATCTAAGGGTAATTCTGTATCAATTTGATCGACATTCATGTCTATTCGACCATATTGATTCGTTGATAGATCACCTACCCTAAAAGTGAATCCTAAATGCATACTTACTTTTGCCATTATCTTTGTTCCTCCTTGACTTGTCCTTCTAGTGGATTAGTAAAAGTACCTCTTTGTAACATCATTCCAATCATAGCATATCCTGCCATATCTTTCCATGTGTCTTCTAATATTGTTGGAGATTGTCCTTTCCACACAATATTTTTTAGTCTACTTACTTTATCCCATACACGGACGACTAAGCCCTGTTCTTTGAAAATTAGTATATTATCTACTCCATACTCTTTATGCTTCTCTATGAGCGTCTCAGACACCTCTATAGCGATTGCTCTACACTCTTCTTCAAACGTTTTATTATTCATCTGTTTTCTCCTTCTTAAAAATCCCAATCTATGTAATCTTCTACCCCTTGAGGTTTTGTATAAACAAAATCTTTCTTAGTTGCCCAAGAAGGGTTACAAATCTCCATATCTACATAAAGTGGAATATCTAAACTATTTACTTGTAACATCGCTTTTATATCTTCGGGTACTGTTCCTAATTCATCGTGATGAATTTCACAAATGATCTCATCATGTACCTGTAATAATAGATTACTTTTCTTATCTGCTAAGTATTTACCTACAGCTATCATTCGTTCATTCATAATGTCAGCACTAGTTCCTTGAACTAAATAATTTACTCCCTTATAACCTAAATCTTTCGGTAATCTATATTGTCTACCAAATCTGTTTTTAATCCACCCTCGTGATTCTACAGTTTGAACAACTTTATCAAAAAACTCTTTTGAACCTTTTAAGCCTGCGAAGTATTTCTTTTTATATTGTCCTGCCTCACGAGGTGAGGTTCCTAGTTGTGCTGCTAACTTCTTATTACCAATACCATATATAGTTCCAAAGGTTATAGCTTTTGCCATTTGTCTATAGAACTTAAATTCAGAACTGTCTTCTTCCACATCGAATGCCATTTTTGCGGCTTCCCCATGAAAATCTACGTCTGACTTTTTCAATAACTCATCGATCTCTTCATTCTGTAAATAACTTAAAAACACTCTAACTTCCATTTGTGAATAATCAAACCCAAGCAACGAATAGTTTTCTCGTGAAATAAATAATCTCCTCATTGCAATCTGATCTGTATCGTTTTCGTCAAATGACTCGTCACCTACAAAGCCCCAAGTATCAATTACGTTGTCTGATAACTCAGTATCTAGTACGGTTCCTTTAGAACCTAGTATAGCATGAATACGTTTCATAGTATCTTCACGCTCATCGGCAGTTAATTCAACATCACGCAACTTAAAATGATTACGTGGTATATTCTGTAGGTTGGGTTCTCGTGATGAGAGCCTTCCTGTTAATGTACCCCAATTACAAAATGACGTATGCATTACATCCGTTTCTAAATAAGGTTCTAAATATGTTGATTGTAATTTTGTTAATGATCTGTATTGTCGAACAAGCCCTGCCAAAGGATTATTGATTCTAATTAATGCTTCTTCACCCCATGACTGCTTTCCTTTAGGAGTATTTACTGTTGAAAAAATACCGTTCTCATTAAATATTTCACCTAATTGTTGCGTACTACTTAAATTAAATTCTTTACCAACTGTTGTAAAAACATTGGTTGCTACACTTTCTTTACGAACATCTATCTTTTCAATTGTAGCCGCAGCATATTTACTATCTATAGGAATACCTCTTTGTTCCATTTGGAATAATATCTTAGTTAATTCACATTCCATATCGAAAATAGGTACTTGATTAGACTGCTCTATTTTTTTAAGACGATCATTAAATAATTGTCTTGTCCACTCTACATCCTTTATACAATATTCTCCTAATACATCCGCAGGGGCTAATGAAAAATCTTTATGCCACTTATTACTGCGAAGATACTTTTTAGTTTCTATATCATATTGAGCAGCTTCCTCTCCATAACTACGTTTTAAAGTTGATGTTAAATCTAAATCTTTTACAGTTGAATGTTCTGTTAGACGTACCATTACTAATACATCAATCAAATTCATATCTGTAATATCTAAACCGTCTTGAGATAAGAAGTGTAAATCAAACTTGATATTATATCCTATTAAATTTTTTCTTTCGTTCATATGTTTCATTAAATCTACTAATATATTGGGTTGTAGATTTGTTCCTTGTTGATGTCTAAAGGGAAAATAATATGCGGAATCTTCTGTTGCTACTCCAACTCCACATATTTGATTCATACCAAATGAATTAAGTCCGTTTGTTTCGACATCTACAACCCATGTATCAGTAGATAAGAGATGATTTAACTCTCTATCATATGATTCTTTATCTACTATTATCATATTGCCTCCGAAGGGGGGCAAAGCCCCCCGATATTAAAATAATGAATCCTCCTTTTTACCGTCATCGCCATATAAAGACGATGTACCATTTAAACTTAGTTCAGGATTACCGCTATATCGTTCTTTATAGTAACTCTGAATAGTCTGTAACTCTGCAACCTCTTGTAATTTATCTGTAGGTAACTCTTCATCTCGTGCTGTAGCCGCAATCTGATAAGAAGTATCATACATCCCTACACCAGTTCGCTTTACTCTAATAACACCCTTATCTAAAGTACCCCAATCGTTATATACATCAACTAACTGGTTCCAAATATAATCACTTCGTCCGAAAGATAGGGCAACTACTTTAAAATCGTTTACTTCTTGTCTATACATCTTTCTTCCACCGGGGCCTTCTATCTCTGTCCATGCTTCCTGCCTTCTATCAGCATGAATTATTTCATGTACAAATCCCCAAAAAGCAAATTTATGTGATGGACGTACATTATCAGGCACACTACTTGTGTCTACACTATCGTCTTTCAATAAATTTATCCATCTATTATCTTCACGGAATGTATATAGATAGATATCATCTAATCTATCATCATCCTCGTTTCCTGTTGCTACAGGTGTAATAAAGGCTTGATCACCATCCTTAAACCAGATTTCCTTATGAGCGACCTGATCTTTGTTTGGATTTCTAAAAGCTTCTCGTTGACTAACTATTCTACTTATTCCTGCCATTTCTGACCTCCTTATATAAAAAATGTTCTTTTGTTTATTGTTTCGTCTAAAATATTTATGTTTCTAATTTCTTGCACATCTTTAAACCCATTTGGTAATTGAACATATGATACCACAGATCGTTCAGAAATGCAAGCCATAGCCGCATTTAATCCTATTTGTCCTGCTTCATCATTGTCCAAGCATAATACCAATTCATCGGTTGGTAGTTGAATTAACAACTCTTGTTGGGCTTTAGAAAGATGCGCCCCTAATATTGCTACCGCAGGGTAACCATTTTGTTCTAACCACATAGCATCCAATGTACCTTCTGTAATGCATACAAACGGACACTTCTCAATTTTATATCCTCCAAATAATAATCTTGATTTTTTTAATCCTTTTGAATATAGATATTTAGGTTCCACATTCATTCGTCTAGACACACTACCAACTAACCTAGATTTTTCATCCCGAATAGGGATTACTAAATTACTCCATGAGTCTATTCCACACTCCCAACTAATTAGTGTTTCGGGTGAAAACCCTCGTTCAAAAATCCAATTAGGAACTCTATTCTTATTATATTCTAATTCGATTTCGGGCATATAATCATCATCTACATCTCCCATCATCTCATCGAATATATCTAAATTTAATTCTACTTCTTTATTTCCTAGATAAGCATCTACTTCTTTCCATGATATATTAAGAATCCTTTTTACGAACCCTCGTAATGATCCTTGTCCACATCCTCGGAAACAAATCCATACTCCCTTATCAACATTAATAGAACACGAATCTCGTGAATCATCATGAAAAGGGCATAGAGTTATTATTTGAGATTTTTGTAGTGGGATGTCTATTCCTATGTCTAATAAAACTCCTGCCCAATCCATTATTTCTTTCCTTTGCGTAGAAAGAGAACAACTTCGCTAGTATAACCGTTAGAGTCCGTGACCTTACCGTTCTTGATATTTCCCACAGTAAGTGGTACTGTCTCTGCGGTTGGGCCTTTACTTTTAGCGGTTTTAACAACAATGTTATTTTCTCTATTTATGTTGTTTCCTGTAATCCATTCCATAATACTCATACTTTCCTCCTTTAAAATAAATCTCCTGTTACAAACTCTGTTTCTTCTATATGTCCTTTATCGACATCCCACATCATCATAGATGCGTCAACAGGTAATTGACCATCTCTATACTTTTGATACTGTATAATTCGTCTATCATCCTGTTCTTCAACAAGAGACATTGCCATTACTACATCTGACGCTCTTATTAATGCATCCCCAAATGCTACTTGATCAGGTCTAGGTGGTACATACATATTTGCTGCGGCTTCTCGTGTTGCTTGAGTAGATACAAATATGGGAGTATTTGTCGATAAACAAAGATTTTTCATCCCATAGAAAACAGCGTGGGATTGTTCCCACATAGCTTTCTTCATACCTGTACTTACTAAGTAAACACCGTCTACAACTACAAAATCAGGAGAATGTTTTCTCACTAATCCCGCAATCGCATCAACTGTAAAACTACCTGAACCTTCAATATGGTCACAAATTAACAACTGTTGTTCATTTATGTCATCGAGAAATCTTTGGTAGTCATCTTCATTACATGAATCGCCATTTCGTAACGCTTTATGTGATAACTCATATCCCATCATAGATGCCATAACTACATCCATACGTAAGCTAATAGCATCTATCGGCATTTCTGTAGATATTAACAAGGTTCTATATCCTTTTAATACTGCTGTTGCAGCTGCTTGTATACACATCCAAGTCTTTCCTACAGTAGGTCTAGCATACAGAGAGATTAATTCTCCCGGCATCCATCCTACTCCTGTCTGATTTATCATAGATAATGGAGTAGGTATACCCATAAGACCGTCCCCCATTTGTCGTTGTTTCTGCCTATCTTTCATAGCATCAAAACGATTTGAAGCATTTCTATTATAATGAGTAATGTCCTCATCATACAAAACTTCAATATCTGATAAATTATCCATAATTCTACTTAACGCTCGTTTAGGTTCTTCTTGAATTAACTCTTTATTTATGTTAAAAGTGTTTACAATCCGCCTAAATAAAATTTGTTTTTTAAATGTGTCTATCGCATAATCGAAATGTAACATTTGAGCAGAAGCATCTAACGCAGGATAATTGTCTACTAACGTTTCAGGTTTTGGGAACTCAGCATATTTATCAAAGTATTGAACTAAGAATCTATACGCATCTCCATGTGTTTTAAAATCCTCTGCTTGGTATTTAAATTGTTGTAATGTTTTAATATCGTTTAGTCCGAATATTAATCCAGACTCTATGTAATCATAACTTTCCATTATCATCACCTCCTCTCAGTATGAACTGCTCTATTGTCTATAGTAGTAATAATGTGGAGAGTTCGCCCCACTATACCTTTTAAATTTATAAGATATGTTTTTGCTTCTTCGATTGAAGCGAACTCCCCCAAAATAACTACGTCTTCCTTTTCTACGCTGATGATTCTACATGACGTTGTGGGTTTTGTCAAGCGAAATAATCCGGGTTTTCGACCTAACTTACGCCGTCTCATCTTTTAATCCTCTAAACTTTACTCTTAAAGATTCTCGTACTCTATACGCAGACATCTCTAAATCATCAGTAATCTCTTCCATTGTCATTCCTTCTAATCTTAACCTAACGAAAGACTGTTCGGAATAACTTAACTTGTTAGCTATAAACAATCCTTCTAATTCTATATCGCTCATCATTGTATCGGACTCATCTATTAATAGAGCGTCCCCAATATTATCATTTTCTGAATCTCTAAAACTTAATTCCTGTTCTAAACTTGAAAGGTTCAACATCTTTTGTGCTTTAGTTATTAGTGTACGAATAGTATTTACCATTGCTGTATGTAAATACGTATGAAATACTACTCCCTTATCCTCGTCAAATCCATTGGCGGCTCTCATAATAGCGATCCTTAATTCTTGGGCGATGTCATCTCGATCCATTCCAATGATACTTGTACCTTGTAGCATCTTTTGAATCTTAGGCTCCCATTGTTGTATAAGGTCGTTATTAATTTCCATGCTATTCTCCTAAAAACTTCTTTACTACTCGTAATCTCGCTAATGCACCTATCAATAATCCAAAAAGAACTACTGCAATGAGGACAATACCTATATGTACTTCGGTATATCTACCAATTAATACTAAAGAGAAGTCCTCAAACAAATGTAATATTGAGACTACAAAGGCTACACTAAATAATTTCTTCATTCTATCTCAATATCAATAGTTTTTACAGTTGAAACCTTCTTTTTAGGCATTACAATCCCCAAAACCCCATTAATATAAGTGGCTTTTATTTTTTTGGGATCAATATTGAACTGTTCCTCTAGTCTAGGTAGTGTTTTATTAAACTTAGATGTTGAAACACCTCTATACACATACTTAGTTTCATCAGAAGCTTCTGTTTTAGCTTCAGCATTAATTTCTAAAGTACCATTAGTAATAGATACGCTAATATCTTCTCTCGTTAATCCCGGTAGTGGAACTTTTAGTGTAAAATCAGCTTCAGTCTCTACTACATCTATGTTTATACCCTGATAATTAGGATAGGTTCTGAAAGGACGGAGTAAATCCATCCCAAATATATCGTTTACGTTAGATAACTCACGTAAACTTCGATCAAATCTTCGTGATAGTGTCATTTTCTACCTCCATATACTTATTAATACGCCCAAATTCAGACGTATAAAGAGTATACCATGAGAAAAATACCTTTGTCAAGGGGTTTTTGAAGTAATTTTAAGCTAATTCCTGATTTCTTCGTTTGTTGTAACACTTTTTACTACAATGAATATATTGATAACCCATTCTATAACTGTATTGTAATTTTCTTTTATTACGTAAGAATCTTTTCTTACAAAAAGAACACGTTACTTCTAAATTATAATATTTAATTTTACATTCTTTAGAACATAATAATGTTTTATATTTAGTATTTTTATTACATATCTTACAGTATGTTCCGCTTCGGTATGATGGTATTATAGTTGATAATCCAGCTTTTGTCAAGACCTCATGAACGTATTGTCTATTAACCCCCACCGTAAAAGCAATCTCTGGCATCTTCATAAAGGGGTTTTTCTGTCTAAGACGTTTAATCTTATTTTTAGCTTTCATTAATTATTAATTTAAAAATCGGATACAGATTGAACACTTTCATGGGCTTTTACCCAATCCGCTGTTAAATTTGTCCACAACGTTATTAAATAAGCAGCATCTACATCACCTGATTCATCTATTGGTTTTATATAAGAACTGGCTGCGACAATTCTAGCCCATTGAGCATCTGTAAAAGTTACTGTTACGTCTGGCATTATTCACCCTCCTCTAATTTTTTAATTTTATCTGATAATTCTTGTATAGCTTTTATTAAAATAGGTATAAATTCGGTATAGTTAGCACCATAACGTGTGTCTTCATCACCTGTAATAACACTAAAATCCTGCATAGAATCTATACCAAAATCTTTTAACGTTTCTAAAACTTCTTGAGCAAGTATACCGTAATGAGTTAAGGTGTTTGGCTTTTCTTTCCATTTATATGATACTGGATTTAACGACTTAATAAAATCTAACCCTAACGGAACAGGAAGAATATCAGTTTTCTCTCTTGCATCTGATACAGTACTAACGCCATTTTGAGAATAAACAGTATCCCATCTATAACTAGTATGACCTGAAGCAATAATCCCATCATTAGTTGGTTGAAGATAACCTGTGGAAAATTGATATTTATTAACGCCACCAAGTGCTATATTTATAGTATCGCTAGTTGATGAGTAAAATCCTGTATTAGTATCAGTATAAAAACTTATACTTGGCCCACTCGCATTACCAGCACCCGCTTGGATATAATAACTTCTCATACCAACTAATGGGTTATTTTTTCCAATCCAAGCATAGTTAGTAGTACCATATGGTAAATTAGGTTCTAATATTAAATAGTCACTTATAGATTGCATTATCCAAAAAACAGATTGAGCCGTATTGGAAGCAGGAGTTGCGCTTTGCTGATTGAAAGTGAAGGCTAATGTATCATTAGCATTGCTATTACCATCGTATGCATATCTAAATATTCCATATGAAGATGTCATAGAAGCCGATGTACCATTAAAAATTAGCTTCGCATTTTGGAATCTTGTTTGATATGGGCTGCCGATAGTACCTGAACCGCTTGCCACATCTAAGTAGTCTCCAGCGGCAGCAGCACTTGCTGACCCCGGAAGTTTTATAAAGAAACCATCAGAATTATTTGTTTGTAAAGAGGCTATAGCCGAAAAATTTAGATTGTTCCACACTATTTCATCGAGTCCACTATACCCTGTCCAATGAAATTGAGTGGCATCAGTATTAAGAACCCTTCCTTCCAAAAGTCGGCTTCCCATGGGATCAGCCGCTTTAAATTGTAATGCAGCATCATCCGTATGACCAATTGAAATCCCTCCTGCATGTAGGGCAATATTACCAGCACCAGCATATAGTTTACCGCCTGATATAAATACTTGAGATGCTCCCGAAGTTTGGGCTGCCAAGGTTACATTAGAAAAAGTATTCCCACCTCCTGTTGTATCTGCTAAATCGCCTAGAGCAATACCAGTTAGGTTACTATTATATACAGCACCAGAACCGAAATATCCTGTTCCTCTAGTAATTGTTCCCAGATTTTCTGAGATAGCAGAAAGCTTGGTTTTAATTGAGAAATCTCCAATTGAACTATCAAAGACTAATTGAGCATCATCATCCGCAGTTTCTCCTGCTCTAGCCCAACCCATTTTAATTTTATCTACATCATCTATATAATCTTTTCGTAGAGTAAAAACGATTTCATATGTACTATTACCATCAGGAGTTTGATCACTATCAAAAGATATAACGTATTCATATGGTAATCCATCCATTTGACCAGTAGTAGTTGTTACTAATGTTGCGCTATCACCTCCAGTTCCAGCCCTAATTTTATATTTATATACACCCCCTATATCTAATAATCCAGCTGTCCATGAAATATTCGTTCTACTATTAATAGTAAATTTTCCTGTCTCTCCCGAACCATCCGCCTGAGTAAAACTCCACGGCATTAAACTAACTGGAGTGTCATGTAATTTACCGATGTTTTTAGATGTCTCATCAATAGCAACTATAACTTCAGGTAATTTAGATTTAAAAGGCCCTTCATAAGTGTATGTAGAACTATTTGTTCCATAGGTTTTATAGTTAGTTCCAATAGCCCCTTGAGTTTCCGTATACCCTACCTCTTCAACAAAATGGTATCCATCCACCGCTTGAGCATCATTTACTATATATGTATAATGTCCTGTTCTTACAGGCATATATACTCTAATTATATTAGATGAACCCGTATATAAATCCCAATTTTCGTCTCCGTCATGGGTTGCATTTCTAATATTTGATGTAATTGCTGCACCAGTTATATCTGTAATCCATCCCCATGCAGTTTGAGTCCCATTACTATCTACCTTTGCTATCGTCATACCTTCTTTCAATCCCCAATTAGCGAGGGTGTTGTCACTTGGTGTACCTACCGCAGTAAAAGAACCGCTATTTTGTTTAATATGAGTAATTGTTATTGTATTATCAGTACCATCATGTGTATCTGCATACATATCTACATAATAATAGGGCGCACGAAGAGTTCTAAAACGTCCCGACATTTGAGGCAAAACACTTTTAGATAAAGCATTTGCAGCTTCTTGTCTAATAGCATCTAAATATTTTGAAGCACTAATCTGCATTCTATAAGGGCGTTGAATTCCAAATTTAGTTTTCATACGATGAGTACTAGGAGTAAAAGTATATGTTGCACCTGAATTTTCTCCTGTTAACACTACTGTACTACCAGCATTATCACAAAAATAATTAAAAGTCTTTTCCATATAAGATTCTTCAAAAGTAATTAAAAATAAACCCGTACTACTAGTTGCCGATGTATAAACAACTGTTCCTACTTGGTGACTATGTGAACCTCCTCCATGTGATACATTGCCATGTGAAGTGTCACTACCACCATGTGTATGTGAACTTGTTAGAAATTCCGCTGCAACATTATCTGTTGACTCTGCATTAACACTTACCTCATAAAGACGACTAAATTTACGTCCTTGCCATTTAAAAACACCACTATTACTACCACCAAAAGTTCCACCGTCAATACCTTCAACTAAGAATCTTCCATCATGAGAAGCTACGTGTGGCTGTACATAAGAATTACCCCAACCATAATCATACATGTCATCATAATTACCTCCAACTGTAGACGCAACAGTTGTTTCATCAAACTGTAAAATTACCGAAGTAAATAGATCATCTTTGGGTTTTTCAAAGCCTGCCCCATCTAACATAGCAATTAAATTACCCGTTTCGCTAAATGTTGTTGTGGGGCGATGGATTCTTAATCCTTTCCAATTTATTCCATCAGTACCCGGTGTTCCCGGAGTAGAGGGGCGAGTACCCCGCTTAAAATAGTTAAATGTATCACCTAGTAAAGTAGCATTAGATGATGCGATGTAATCTGTCGTCTTGTCAAAACTAGAGTCTAAATAATAATCATAACCAAATTGATCTTCATAAGTAGCCCCACTATGGGGGTCTTGTCGAGCAATAGAGGCAACTTGACCTAATACGTTCTTTTCTCCCCTATTAGGATAATAAGCAGGATAATTATCTTGATCTAAAGTAACCGCAGAGGTTTCAAATCTGTCTGTATCAGAAAAAGTAATACTTCCAGAACCTATATTAGCACTAGAATCAATAGCATAATCAGAAGCAATTAGGCTTTTAATAAGAGTACTATTTTTATTAAATTGTCCTGTGCTTGCTCCATATTGAATAGGGGTCTTAAAATGCTCTGTTGGATATTCTTGGAGTTCTCGTAACATATCATAACATTCAATTGTTGTAACATCCCCAAATTTAGCATCAGTATGAACTTTAATACCATAAATACGTCCGTGAAAAAGAACTACGTTAACATCATCATCTAAAACTCGTATTCGTTGGAAGTCAGTAAATTCGTTAGTAAAAGGCCCAACAGTATTAAAAGCTGTTCCTTGATTCATTAAGGTAACTTTAGCTTGTCGAGATCGTCCTAATCGTTCTACAATATCGCAATTTAAAACAGCATTGTTTGTGGCACTACCATATGATATAGTCGCCTGTGTCCATCTAGGATTACCCGATGGAGGGGTTGCATCCCAATACTCTAATCTGGTTGACATTAGGAATCCAGCCTCGCCCCCACAACAAACTGCATACTAAAAGTATAACGATCTTCTTTGGTCGCATCTAACTGTACTCTAAATTGTTGTAAGGCAACTTCATATACTGCTCCACCTGTTGATTGAGTAGAACTAGCATAAACAGGAAACGAAGCATCTCCCATTTCTACTTCTAAAGGTGTGGCTTTGGTAAACACCTGTCCTGAACAAAAATCTTCTAGTTTATTTTTTGTGGGAAAATAATATGTTTTTGCTTGAGCATGGGAACCTCTTCCTGTTGTTCGTAACATTTCAATAGAAGCTAACCCTTCAAAACCTGTAATTGAATTACTAGCGTTTCCTCCCACCGTCTCAACTAAACCACTTAAACTTAAAGACGGTCTATAAATACCTAAGTCAATAAGTTGGGGATCATTTTGAGGAATAGGAACTTGTATTGGTGTTTTTGCATAAGTTATTGAAAGTTGATCACACTTCAATGCATAGCCAATTTTTGTAGCATCAGAAGAAACACTAGTACTTTTTAATACTGAGTGTTGACAATTTCTTAAAAATACTTCTACTGCCATTATCCCCCCTTATCTATCTGCCGCAAGATCAAATTCCATGTCTTCCCAAATTTCAGCGTTAGAACTTAACCCTGCAAAATGTTTAGATTGTATATCATACCCTTCAGTAGTTTGTAAATTAACGGTCACATTCGTTGCTTCTTTCTTAGCTAATTCACCTTCATAGTACTTGGTTAGAGCAATTGTTCCTCCAATATCTATTCCAGCGGCAGCTACTGTACCCATACCGGGGGCTACCACATCTAATAATCCAGCACCAGCAGCAGCTACATTCTTAGCACCAAAAGCTAATCCTGCTTCCCAACCATATTTTTTTGTTGCTTGATATGTTTCATATGCTCCAAAACCTAACTGAGCAACTGTACCAAGAACAGGAACTCGTTTTAATGCCTTGCCCATCAATGGTAAATTATCTAAATTTTTAAATGCCTTCCCAACAAATGGTATTTTCGATCCAACTGCTTTTGCCAAGTCCCAAATAGGGTTTAATACTTTACCTAATAAGCCTGTAATTTTCCCCATTAACCATCCAACTCCTTCGGTAATAATCCACTTTCCAGCTCTCAGAAATAGTTTAGCTAACATAAGCCCTATACCACCAAAGAATTTAAATACAGTCTTACCAAATGAATATAGTAATTTCCATATAGCACCTAACGGTAAGGCTCCTAAAATGCCTTTTACCATATTATCTAATAATCTAGCAACCCCTTTTACTAACCATAACAAACCTCTTCCAAGTTTTGTCCATACGGTTCCCGGTACATCATCAACACTTTTCTTTACATCGTCAGCCCAACCTTTAAAATTCGTCCATATATCATCTAAAAACCCTTTAATTCTGTCCCCCGCAGCTTCCCATATACGAGTAATAGTTATAGCAATATTACTTAACGATATATCGCTTGCCCACTCTGTAACCTTATCCCAAATACTATTCACAACATTTCTTACGGGTGTTAGAAAGCCGTTAACCTCACTCCACCACGCCGAAAACTCTTCCCATTTTTTTCCAGCCCAAGCAAAAACATCAACCAATTTATCTGCCACCCATTGTGAAGCGTTACCAATTGCGGGTATCCAACTAGCAACTTTAGTTATAACTGGAATTAATATTGGTAAAAAGGGAGCAAGAATAACGTCAACTAATGCTCCCATTAACTGGAAGATAGTACCGACAAAGCTTGTGAATATTTGTGATTGTTTTAGAATGTTTGCAAGGTTAAAAGAAATACCAAGTTGATTTTTAATAAAACCATCAAACTTTTTTGCCATACCTTTAGTACCTTCGGCAGTATCTTTTTCATTTTCACTAGACAAACCTAATTTCTTTGCCATTGTAGATAAAGCATTCTCTGATTTATTTGGGCCGCTGCTGCCCTCGATGCCACCGCCTTGTGATGCGGAATTGCCACCCATTACTATTTCTAATATTTGTCGTCCATCTGCCATATTAAACCTCTAAAAACGCATAGATTGTTGTGCATTTTGTCTACGTTGTTCATCATCCTCAAGTTGTCTAAATGCAGATACGATCCCTAACATTTGAATCATATCTTCATACGAAGCATCCTTGAGTAATTCCCAAGGAATCCCTTCCTTTAACATCTTTATTATTAAAATCCAATAGTTAAAAGATATCGCCTCCATAGTTGAAGTTGGGGTAGCAACTCCTCTTATGTAGACGATGGCTCTTTTTTTATTTCGTCTATTTCATCTACTGAAGTCGAATTTTCCGATTCAGCATCAAACGCTTTAGGTACTAAAGTTTCTAAGGCTCCGCCAAGACGATCATCAATAGATAATAAAAAAGCTTCCGTTGTTCTACCCCACGGGGCTTCTGTTATCAGTTCTTTTAAACAGTCTCGTACATATCCATCTGCATTAAATCCACTTGTCCCATCAGTTCCCAATTGAAGATTCCTAGAGATGAATTGATTACGCTTTGCCCAAGATAAGGGTTTAATTGAAACCTCAAAAGATTCTCCTGTATCTGGTATTGATAATGTTTTTGTCTCTGTCTCTCTTCCTATTACATAATTATTGAAATCGAATGCTTGACTTTTCTTCGTTGCCATCGCTCCTCCTTTGTTACGGATACATTGGTTCTCCGTCCTTAATTTCTACTTTCATACTTCTAAATTGTATATCCGCATCTGCTTGAATTGGATTATCTGATCCTATATTATGCGGAGCAGATCGTATAAATGCTCCTTGTTCATTACTTCCCTCAGTAGCTGTACCATCATTTGGTATAACTATCCTAATAAAATCCCCACTTCCAGCATTATCTCTTGTAAAAGTTAACCGTATTCCAAAACCTCGCATTCCTTGTGCAACAGTACCTCGATAATCTCCAGCTAATAGTAATTCTCTCCAAAGATCAACTGATCCAGTTTCACTATTTACAGCCCCTTGATCAGCAGAATCTGGAGTTGCTATAGTAGCAGACATAGTATATTCTCTATTACCTTCAAAAATCTCAAATGGTGATCTCCGCCCTTCATGTTGAGTACGAATGTAATATCTAGCTTCCTCACCATTAGAAACATTTAACGCAAAGCTTCTTACTCTCGCCATTGTTTGATCTCCAGTTGCTCCATATAATTGAACACTTCCATTAGAAAAATAGTATGGAGCGGTATTTGGACGAGCGTATGTAACAGCATCACTACCAACAGTTTGTACCTGTCGTCCAACATTAGTTGATAATATTTCATGCATAGCTGTATATCTAGGCATCATTTTTTGTGTTGTAGCTAAACTAAAATGAGTTTTAACATTGTGTACCATATCTATAAATTGTACCCCATCCCAACCAGCTGTTAATAGTCCACCTTCTTCAGCACTTAATGATAGACTGCCTACCTTTCCACCAACATAACGTCTTTGCCATATGTTTGTGCCGTCAGAATCAGGAATTGCAACGTTCCATGTCATTGAGTCTAAGGAAGTAGTCTCCTGTATTTTATGTATAAATGCACCATCAGTAGCTATATCAGTTTCGTCTAAGGCATCACTAACAGAAGCAACTTTTTCATTATCGTCATGAGCGAAATGTAAGGGAGCATTTAACTGTACGGAATAATCAGAAGTACTCGTGTGGTTAGATACTACCTGTCGTACTTCATATGTAGTAGTTGATGTAATCTCTGTAAAATCTCCATCACAAATTCCTTGAATTGCGGATTGAGTAGCATCAGAAGCAAATCCAAAAACAAGATACGTACCCATAGGTAAAGCTTTAGTACCACTAGCATCTAAACGAACAAATACATCTCCTTTTTTAGTCGCTCCATTGATTACCCATGCCCCTCCTACATTAGAAATACCCCAACCAACTTGATTACCTCCTGCTGCACCAGCCAATGTCTGATTATGTACAGGCAATGTTTGAACTGATCCAATAGGAAACCTTAATGGGAATCCATTTAGTAATACCATACTGCCAATTGATCCTGATAATGTTTCCTGACCTTTATACATCTCATAAAAGTTACGGTTGGTTAATCCACCAAGGATATATCTAGGTTCAAAGGCTTGTTCAGGGTCAGGTACATCAACAGCGTCATAAACACCGGGTAATTGAGTAATATATTTTCCTGTAGTGGCGGCAGTTCCTGCATCTGCTACAACAGCGTCTGCGGTTCCGTCATTTTGGGCAGTAAGATAAGCGCAAGCTGCTCCATCACTATGAGCAAATCCAAATGGAGTATCCACAGTTAAAGATGTAGTGCCAAGACCAGCTACAATTTTTCGTACTTCTTTTGGGCCTTTAGGAGCATTTGCGGGTGTAGAAACATCGCTATTTCCAACAACAATAAAAACTGCACTATTACCTGTAGTAGGCATGGAATCAGAATCAACTGTTACCGTTCTATCGCCCGGATTTATTGCCCCGTCTATAGTACTTCCATTTACTGGATTAGAAAAGGTAGCACCTTCAGGATAACCGCCTTGTCCAGCTTCAGCGGCAAACGTCACAACCGCTTGATCTGCTCGATAAATTGCCATATTTGTACCCTCCCAATGATTATGTATATATTATTATACTAGAATTACCCTAAGTTTCTAATAATATTGCGTTATTTACTAATTGTATTGAAGCCGTCCCTGACCAAACCCGTGCTTGTTCAGTAGTTTGTTCGTTAAAACTGTTAAATTGTAGTCTTTGAAAGTTAGTTAAGGAGTGTTTTCTAGAGTGACAAATACGCCTTAACTCTCTCATTAAATCATATAATCTTTGTCGGCTATTTAATGTGTATAATTCTAAATCGATATTATATGATCTATTCCCATAAATCCAATTTGCTATGGGATATTCTTCCATCGCAGGAGTTCCCGCTCTTCCTATAAAATGATCATTAACATTTAAATCAAATCTCATAGGTTCTCCGCTTCCCGTGACTTCAATAAAAGCGGGTTTTGAAGACGATCCTGAAACGTTACTATACGTCCATTGTCCCTCTATATCAGCTAAAAACTCGTTAATCGGTAGTGGTTCAGTTGGCATAACAACTCCTTAAAAGGCTTCAAAAGCTTTTAGGAAATCCAATCGGTCTTCTATTTCCATTTGCCATTGATTAATTCTTTCTGATTGCATTACTCTATCCATACCACTTACAGCAACATTGCCAAAGTCTGCTGTTCGCATAACTTCTATAGCTGCCATTTTCTTACAAACATCTTCAACTATGCCTGCTTCTCTAACATCCGTATTTAAATCCTTTCCACATAAATACTCTGCTTTAATAGGCATTGTAAATTCACCTCCACCCCACCTCCAAACGGGAGCATTGTAAGATGTGAACCTTGCGGGCAATAAGAAATAACGAGAGAATTGAACCATCCCTGTAGATGGCACTAAGAAATAATCTTTACTTCGTCCCTGTCTTTTTGCCTCCCAACCACTACCTGACCAAATATCAGTACTTATAATTTTATAGGGATCAGGACGATCTAATTTAAACCCATTTAAATTAAACTCATGATATTCTTCTGCAATATAATTGGGTCGCCATGACTTACGAGTATTCATATCAATATATGATTGTGCTTCATTTATATAATCTTCAACAGATGCTTTAGAAGGAATAGATGATGTAGAAAAATCAGTTCCTCCCAAAACATTATTTAATTGTAAGAGTCTAAATACCTCATTAGTTGAACAATAGGAGTTATATGCTCTCATTTGTATGCGTTTAACGGTTGGGGCATTTGCAACAGTTGCAGCAGTAACTCGTATCCAATAACTGCTAATAGTATTAATTGTGGTTGCGCCCCATCCTGTCAATAAATTTATAGGAAACATTTCAATTCCATCTTGAGCAAAGCTGTATTGACTTCCTTCCGAATCATCTGGATCAACTTGGAACCTTCCTGATCCCGGAACAAAAGTAACCCACTCAGAAGCTGTAGTACTATAATATTGCCATGTTAATGCTCCTAAACTACCTGTAGAATCCAAATCAAATACTGCCATATCAAATTTTTCAGAATGACCTAAATAAAGGTAGTGTGCTGCGGTATTAAAAATAGTGAAGGATGTGCCTGCTGGAGATTGTGCCTCCAAAGTCACATCCGTATAATCACCAGACGCAGTTCCTACCCCATCCCAATTAAATATTTTAGTGAATTCCCAACCAGTTGCCACTAAGACCTCCTATTAATCAGAGGGATATTCAACTGACCTCTCTGTTGAATTAGTCGTATCATCTACTGTACCTTCCTCATCACTAGGAAGTTTACCACGAAGATACATCGCTACCCCATTTAGATTTTGTATTTGTGTTACTAACTGTTCTCTAGCAGCATTTATCTTATTGAGTTCGTCAACTAATGTTGTTAGCTGATCATTAACCGCATTCAAATCTGTTTGTACATCACCTTCTGTCATTGTTGTCATACTTAAATTCCTCCTGTTCTTTATCTTAACTTGGGGGACGAAAATGTCCTTCTATATATTATACTATCAAACTACCGTATATTTATTTATAAGCTTTCCCCACATTCAGAACATGTGGTTGCGTCATAGTCATGTTCAAAGATACCTTTATCATTGTTGATACAAAGATGGCAAACCATTTTATAGTCTGTATTCTTTGTCCAAGATGAA